AACGATAATTCCAGCAGCATGAACTCCTGAATGGCGAGCGTGGTTTTCCATCTTCTCAGCTATTCGCATTTGCGGATATTTATTTAAAACTTGCTTGCCTATGTCTAGGTCATTAAAGGTGTCCATAATGCACATTGCTGCACGAGCATCGCCTCCGCTCCGTTCAATGATTGCACCTTTTAGATCATTAACTTCCCAAGCTGGAATGCCAAGCTCCTTGGCAACTTCGGTTATTGTGCTCTTGGCTTTATACCTGCTGACTGTTCCTAGGTGGGCAACTTTCTCGGAACCATACTTGTCTCTCAGGTATTGAAAAACCATTTCCCTGCGGTCGTCCTGAAAGTCAATATCAATATCGGGCAAGTCAGCACGAGTAACGTCGATAAACCTTTCGAACAGCAAGTCGAACTTTATGGGGTCAACATCCGTGATGCCTGTTAAATAGCAAACTAAAGATCCAGCTGAAGAGCCACGAGCTGGACCAACGAGCATATGCTTCTTCGCATAATTAATCATGTCGGCAATAACGTAAAAATAATCGTGAAACTGCTTTAGCTCTATCATATCGAGCTCACGCTTCAGCCTATCTTTGTAAATCGGATCTTCTAAATCTATTCCTCTTTCCGGAGCACCATCTATACACATCTGCTCTAAAGTTTTCTCAGGCGTGAAAGATATCATCTGAGCAACAGGCAAGTCAACATTGCACATGTCTGCTATTTTGTATGTATTCTTAATTGCCTCTTCAGGAAGCCAAGGAATGCAGTCTATCATTTCGTGCTCGTTTAGCAAGTGCATCGGCTTGGTTCGTTCCATCCTATTCATGCCAACCAGAACCTCATAAGCCTTTCGGTCACCAACTTTAGGATAAAAGTTGTCGGAGGTTGCTACTGGTTTAAATCCTTTTTGCTCGCAAAAGTCCAGAGCCTTCTTAGAACTCATCGGATTTATCTCGATATAAAGATCGTCTTTTCTGGTCAAAGGAAGCAGTCCCCACTCTGGGTGTGTGCCACTGAGAATAATTACATTTTCCGATATGTCGAAAAGGTCAGAATAACTTAGCCTCGGGAAATAATAAAAATTTTCCTTGCTCGTGCTTTTTGTTACGAGGTCATAAACCTCGGACAATCCTTCATTGTTCTTAGCAATAAAAGCCATCATGTTTGCGGTCTGTTTAGAGCGGTCGGTGGAGTCAATTACAACTGCGATCTCAGCTCCGAATATTGGTTTCTTTCCAGCCTTTTTACAAGCATTGCTGAAAGGAACATGACCCCAAGTTCCTATGTCAGCTATCCCTATTGCATCTCCATCAGCCTCGATTATGCTAGAGATTGGTCCATATGCTTTGCGGAAAGAATATTCTGTGCGAACTCTTATGTGCAGCATTACATAATCACCGCAATAATTGCATAACTAATGACGAAACCTATCAGTCCAATTGCCATTATATTTCTCCTTGTTTTTCGAAAGTTAATATAAAATGCATTACATTATTCTTTCTTTCTTTTTCATATTTTTTAAGTTCAAAAAAATCTTGAGAGTGCAGATTTTCTATTATTCTATCGAAATTAGAACACCTTCCTGGAGATTTAAAAGGTTGGTGGAATTCTATAGAGATAAATTGTAAATTTTCATTAAACTTTATGCTTGGAAGTATGCTATACTCAGAACCCTCTATATCTACTTTTACAACTCTTGGCTTATGTTTTTCAAGCAAAGATGAAAAAGAAACAGATGATTTATTAACATAATAATTTTCTTTTCTATTCGGGTAAAATTTCCTTTCTCTTACTGTTACTCCAGTTGAATTTTCAGGAGTAGATATAAAAAGATTTTTACCACAAACATCCCAAACAGGATTGTTAAATATCTCTATATTCTTGATATCAACTGTTCTTTCTAAAGAAACTTTATAAGACAATGGGTGTGCCTCATAACAGAAAACATTATCGAATTGTTTGGATGCATTTATTGCAAATTCACCCACATTTGATCCAAGATCTAAAATATTTCCACCACAACCATATAATTCTAAATTTTTTATGTTTTGCTTTGCATCAAATATTGCTCTATTGAGCTCTTTTTCACCACCCCAATTAGCATTCTCTGCATCCCAGTCAACAACCTTTTGCCTCCAATTTGCCATTATATCTCGCCTTTCTCAATATACCAGTTTACAATTTTGGCAGTTGCTTCAACATCATTTATTGATCGGTGGGCACCTTCTATCTTCTCGTCGAAAAGCTCTTCGTAAATATCGCCAAGTTTACGCATCTTGCCCCAGACCTTTTGCCCTATTTCAACTGTGCANATATGATTAGGTGGCCAAGGGAACTTAGTAACTTTGTCNAGCCTTTCTAGCTCGAACCTTAAAACCTTTCGGTCAAAAGGCAAGTTGTGTGCAACGATGTGCCTTTCGCCTAGGAAAAAGTCCGTCAGCTCTTCGAGCTTAGTTATGAATGGCTTTTCGTCTTTAAGCATCTCGTCGGTTATTCCTGTGATCTTTATTATCTTAGGATCGAGCAAGTGTCCAGGATTGCAAAAGAATTCCAGCCTTTGTTGCTCTTGCATCTGTCCTTTGTGGATAAGATCGTCGTTGTACTTTATAGCACCGAACTCGATTATTTTAGGTTGCAGGTCTAGGTCAGAGCCTTCAGCCTTGGGCAAGCCTGTTGTTTCAAGATCGAATATAATCATTCTTTATCCTCGTTGTCTAAAGATTGCAACATAAAAGAATAAACACCCATATCATGAACTGAGTCCTCATGCGATCCTGGCCAGTTCTCGGAATAGCGAGTGAGCTTGGCAACAATCATATTTACAATGCCGAACCTGTTCCATTCCTTCTCAGTTTCAAGAGTAACTCCTTTGGGGAATAAAGCCATCATCACTTTNCCATGTCTATGGTAATTNTCNCCATAGATTTTATTGCGCTCCTTNAAAGTTTCTAGAGCATCTTCCATGCAATCGATNGGTGACTTATTCCTGCGATGTTTTCTAGCAACATCTCCAATTGTTTTAAGATCGCTCATTACTCTCATATCTCCCATTCTCGTACGAACTGCGAACATCTCGCTCATAATTGTTAGCCTTGTCGAAAAGACTTTCTAGGTCTCTTCTGTCGAAGGTGTTAAGGTCGAAGAGCCTAGCAACTTTTTTGTCGTTAAGCTCTATGTCGTTTCCTCTTATTTTAAGCATACACCCACTCCGGAGTTGGAGTGTAGTTCCACTTTGCGAAACCCATCTTCTCGCCTAAATAATAATTGCGATATGCTTCGGTTGTGCTCTCGCACTTATACTCATCAGGCATGCACTGGGGTGGCTCNGTNAANCCAACCTCTTTTATATTCATAGGTGCGATGCCAAATAGCTGCATCATCTCTGAGCTTTTGTGAGTTTTGCCATAACGAGCTGTGTATTCTTTACACAGGTGCACAAATAATGCTAGTGCCCACCAATAGTGAGCGGAGCTTTCCCGCACCCAAACTGCTGATGGATGGTTCTTGTGGGTCGACTTATACAAGCCAACCTTATCAGCCCAATAGTCTCCGTCTAACTCTCGGTGCGCAGTGCAAAGAAGTTGCGCAGTTTCGAGTATCATCTTGACGCAATGCTTATCGCAATGCATTATAGCTGACTCTTTCGGACTAGTGTCCAAGTAAAAAATATTCATTAAACTTCCTTTCTCAATATTAGAACTTTAAACCTTTTCGGCTAAAAAATAAAGTTTATTTTTGCCAAAACTTTAGCTTCTTTTTTACTCTCTGCCAAAGGCTCGGCTTCTCATCTTCCTCATGGAAAACTTCCATAACAACATCCATGGGTGAAGTTTTTTCATAGGTTCTATTTTTAATAATGTAAGCAACAGCTGGTTCTTTTATATTCAGCTCTTTGGCAATTTCAGAGTGCTTGAATGTTAAGGCTTTCATCTCGTGAACTCTATTAACAAATTCCTGATCATATTTTGTTTTATGGTGTGCCATATTTTTTCCTTTCATCTATGACTTCGAATGTTTTAAATGTTCCGTGTATTGGGTCGGAGGATTTACAAATTTCATTGAGTATTGTATAAAGCTGATCTAAAGCAACGTCAATAATATGCTTTTGTGCTGGGTCAAACCAACCTCCATCCGTTATTTTATCTTGAAAATCTCCTAAAAAGGTCTTGACTTCATTAGCTTGTCGGAAAAGTTTCTTGTTGCCAAGCATTAATATCTCTTCCCAGAGCTTGTATATTACCGAGGACAA